TATTTAGAGATGCTAGCTTGCACCCATACGCGTATGTTCTAAATCCAACGCCATCGACTCTAAAGCACAAAGATTCAACCACTTGCCCGCTTGATGTTGATGTGGGTACATACCATGTTTGAAGAGGGTAAATAGTAGTAGGCTCATCACTAAATGCGGGGCTAACTCCGATCTTACCAGCGCCACCACGATTATTGCTTGTCACGCCAGCATATTCACAACGCCCACCGATAAGAGATGATACGATACCGCCGATCTTATAATTTGTATTTGTGGTGGTAGGAGTGAAAAAATTCACATCGTCGCCGGTGACTGTATCTGCTGATGTGAATAAGGGTAATGAAGTTAAGAAACCGGCGTTTAAGAGCTTGCCTAGACCAGTGCCAGCGTATGTATTTGCATCAGCGCCAACGGTGGTAAAATCGATGGTGATTTGTACTTGCCCTGTGCGTCTTTGCACTCGGCTTGATCCACTCCATACGGTGTCTGGCTCTGGTGGTAAACCATGAGGCCCATCACGCCCCTCATTGCGTTCATTGACTACCACATCGCCATAAATGACGATAGGATCACGCTCGCAAGGTAAAGAGATAAAGCTTAAACCGCTAGCAGATGGCAAGCCTGTGCTTGTGTCGATTGAGCCAAAAGATGCCTCGCTCGCTACTGATATACTTCTATGTGTAACTGTCATTTTTATTCCTCTATATATAAAAGGGTAAAGGGTAGGGATAGTAAATAGCCCACTTGAGAGGGATCATTTTGTATCTCGGATAAGGACGCTTGCGCTGGTATCAAAGACACGATGCCGGTATTATCAGCGTCATAATCGGGCTGTTTAAGGCTGTTGATCAGCTGGCTAGAATCCTCTGCGATCATGCGATCTAAGAGAGCTAAGTCACCGCCTATATCATACCTAACTCGAAGCAGTAAATCTATTCTTTTGCGTCCAGATATGCCCGCTTGCCCATCGTCTTGAGCAAGACTTTGAAAGCGAATATCAAAGATACGATTTTGATTTGATCTAGACTCTAGAGAGAGATTGCGCCCGCTTGCATCGCTTATGCAAAGATAGCCATGATATGAATCAGTTTTAGGCGTAAGTGCCTCGATGCGATCAATAAGGTGATCGATAGATAGAGATATGCCTTTACTCATGATTCCCCCATAAGATTGATAGTAACCATCTCAATAAGCTTTTTCACCTCATCATCAGTCAATCCGATAAACTCTCGCTTTGCATTGACTGCATAGCCATACGATTCTACTGGTGGCAAAAGACCTATCGTAAAGCCTTTATCGGATGATTTTAGCACCGTGAAATTTTGCATCATCATGCCCGACAAAGTGAGATCGACTTCGGCTGTTTGCCCCTCGATAGAATTACTTCTTTTACGAGATTTATCTTTGTATTCACGATAGCCACCAGCAAAGAACATCCCCTTTTTAGTCTTGATCCCACCTTTAGGCGCTAGGCGTCTGGCAAGTGGAGAGCCTTTTGAGACATACAAAGGCTTGATCGAGTAGGGCTTAAATGGCTTACCATTTGCGTCAAGACCTTTATAGATGCGCACTTTAATGAGCGATACCATATCTAAGCCAGTTTGAGCCATCATCTGCTGATTCATCTGGATAGATGGTAAATTAAGCTTAATTGTAGCTTTCATCTAGTGCCTCATGCCACGGGTAGGGCTAAAGGTTTGCTCGTATGTGGTAGCGATACGATCTGCAAAATTGCCACCTACAACGCCGTAGCCCTTGACTCTTTTATTTAACTCATCGTCTTGAGCGATACCGTCCTTATTGATATCCAGACTTATCGTTCTCATTGTAAGATCAGCAAGCTGCATGCCCCTTGCGCGCATTTTCTCGCTCAAATCAATGTTGCCGTTTAATTCGTGGATTCTTGCTAAAGTTAAATAAGCATGAGCTTGTAGCAAGTCTTGCGTATTGTGTATATCGTCTTCATCTACATCATCAGGGATGATTAAGTCTCTGACATACATGGATAATTCATTTAGTGATGCCTCGATTTGATCTTCAAATCCATTTGCCCGTCTAGGCGCTAAATCGGCGATATGAGGGAATAAAGCACATAGCTTGTTATGATCTAGCCCCGTATTAAATGGGCGTGGCACAACCTTGAGAATGCCTTTATCGACTTTGTTAATTGATTGACCGCCAAGGCTCTCGATGTATTCAATAGTAAAAGCGATATCTGCTTTTTCTGCTGTGATAGTGCTAGAGCTGGCAAGATACGACCAGCACGCAAATTGAATTGATGCACTACTAGAAAAAGAAATATCTCTAGGCAGTGGATCGCCTATGATCAAGCTAGCCCCTACGATCCTCACTGGTCTTATCGCGAAGTAGTCATCGCTATCTGTCAACAAAAACGCTTGACTTTGATAGGGCTTAAGGCTAGTCGTGGACGCTGATAAAGTCAATGATCTGCGATCATTTGCGATAGCAGTGGCTGTTAGTGATGCCCGCCCTTGAGTCATGGCGCTAGTGATATCACCGCTTTCAAGGTGAAAGGTGATCGATGGCGTGCCAGTGATAACCGATGGGGCTTGCCAGATGAAATTATAGTCTTTTCCGAGTTGTGCTTTGATCATGTTAAATCCTTTATTTCGCTATCGCTTGCCACTGTTAAATCCATGACTTTGATAAATCCTTTGCTTACTGGTGACCATGAGTGACGACAATTATACCCGCCCCCAGCCGTAAGCACTGGCCCAGCGCCCTGTCCATTATTAAGCTTGTTGATTTGAGACTTGCTTAATACCTTGCCTACAAGCTTACGACAAAAAGGGCGTGTGATCCCGTCTTTAGGCCCTACATACATAAATAAATCTATGCCCGCTTGATCGGCATTTATCGCCTGTACAGACCGCCCGAATTCGGATATTTTCAATCGCGCTTGCGTTGTGTTTGCGCTTGTTGCCCTTTGAAAAGATTGTGCTAAGGCGTCTAGTGGCGCTTTAGTCGATCCGATGACAGCCACCGTATTAACCGCATCTTTAATCGATTTGCTTAGAGATGGTATGACGCTATCATCAAAGACCGATGCGCTGGCTCTTTGTATAGTGCTAGAAATTAAATTTATATCGCCACTGATAAAATTCGGATCGATGGCTTTCATCGCCTTATTTGTCATCTCAACGATGTCAAGTTGAGATGCCTCAAAATAGGCTATCGAGTCGCCAAGCCCCTCAGAGATCAAAAAGTTTTTTAATTCGACGGGCGTCATATTTAATAGGATTTGCCCGCGTCCTTGCTTGATAATTTTAGCGATAGCGTCTTGTAATTTTTTTGTTGATTTAGCGAGTTGTTGTTCAAATTCTTGAGCTACACTCACCTCTTTTTTTAGGATATCTAACCTTGATTTTATCAAGGCTTTCATATCTGGATTTGATTCGGATTCAAGCTGTTTTTTGAGATCATCGATAGCTTCTTGATCAGCATCTTTCTCGGCTAGGGAGACATGATGATGAGGATGATGCCCACAATGAAAACAAAACATAAGAATCCTATCAGACTAAGCAAGGCAGTCAGTGAGCAGAAAGCCATAGTTTTGAGCGATAACTTTGTCTTGATGGGTATGTTCTAGCCATACAGTGCGCTTTGTCATAGCGAGATCATCATAGGCACCACTTGAGAAGCCAGCATATTCGAAATTAAGAGCAGCTACTGGCATAACCTTAGTACCGTTCTTATTGCTTACCGCATCGCTACCCTTCATGATACCCATGAATACGCTATCATCTGTCCAGATTTGAGCTTCGCTTGAAGTCAAGCCGGCGTTTGCGGTTTCTTTGCGAGCAGAGCCAACAAACACATTTTGCACGCCTAAAACTTCTTTGAGAACGCTGATCACCATGTTATCTTGCATAATTCTATTGCCTGCTGCTGTACCTGATGCGGTTGAGCCAGCTGTGAAAAATCCTCTGACATCTGGAGCTCTAGACAAAGCACGCAAAGCGCCATAACCGAGAACGAGAGTATCTGGCAAAATACCATGAGCATTTGCACGGATAACGTCGATGAGGGCGTGAAGATCGGTTAAAGGTTCAGCGCCAGCGGAATTCCATTGAGTGCCTTTTGAGCCATTGCCTAGCGCATCGAGATCGGCGGTATATGATCCCCAATTACCAGCACTAAAAAGAAGATTTGCGAGGCGTGATTCACGAGCCAAAAGCATCGCTCTTTGAACCTTCTTAAATGATCGTGTTTCTTCATTGCCAGGATATTGAGAATAAGCGATATCTTCTAAAGCGATGCTATCAGACAAAGAATAGATCTTAGCGCTGTATGTAGTGCTAGTGCGATCAAAGTTACCGATTGTTTGACGACCAGCGCCGGGAGCTCTTTCTGCTGACACATCTGGCGCGCCCATAAAATTACGAGTTTCTTCGATGAGAAGAGTACCAGTAGGGCCAACAGAGGACACATCAACCTTTTCAATCACTTGATCTGCAATGAGTTGACCATCTGATGGGATCGCTTCAATGGCAAGATTTTTTAGAATTTCGTTGACTGGATGAATATTGCTATAGCTAGGATTTGCCATGTTATACTCCTAAAGATGGGCTAAATAAAACTTCGATTTGTTCATTGTTTGAGCCAGCGACATTGACATCATTAGCCAAGAAGCGCCCCGCAATGATTTGAGTGCTTGCGCCAGAGCCGTCATAAGCATAGACTTTACCAGCGAGACCGGGCATAACAAAGAAATGAGTACCGGCGGTGATAGCGCCCCCAGCGATACATCTTGTTAAGCCTAAAATGCAAACATTGACGACATCGCCACTTGAGACGGCTTGTTGAGATACGCCTACAGGTACATCGGTAGAGGCTGTGCATGGGGTAACCTTGCCATCAGAGTCTTGCTTAACGAGTTGAAAAGCGGTGATGCTGGCAGATGCCACGAATGATTTATAAATACTTTGTTCATTAAAAGCCATGATTACACTCCAAAATAGTTTTTATAGGCTTGTGGATTTTCATTTTTAAAAAGGTCAAGCGCTTGTGCAAAAGTGATGCCCTTTTCTTTTTGAATTGACCTTACTTGTTCACTCAAAGAAATGGGCTTGCTTGCTTCAGCGTGTCCGACTTCGGATAAATTGACCGCTTGATTTGCTTGTCTCTCAGAGAACATACGCCAAAAAGATGGGCTTTTGTCTTTGAGATCATAAGCTTCCTCAGCTACTGCTTTCTCGCTTGGCGCGATCTTGCCAGTGTTTAAGAGAGCATCGATAGCGTTCTTGCGTTCAGCGCCGTGCTTTTCGGCTTGAAGCCTATTAACTTGTTCGTTAAGGGCGGTAATTTTGATAGACATTTCATTCATCAATTTCACGCTAGCTTCACTCATGGCCTTGGGCTTGTTATCCATGCCACATCCCATCGCCATAGGTGAATCCATAGGCTCATCAGGCTCTAACGCATCTTCAGTTTTTGCTGCTTCATATTCAGCCTCAAGCGCTGATAGTTTCGCTTCCAGTTGTTTGACGAGTGCGTCTTTTTCTAAAAGCATGGCAATAAGCTCATCGGGGCTTTTGCCTTGTAATTCTGTTTGATCCATAAGTTTCTCCGATAAAAGAATACGATCTATTTTTGATTGTGATTGTGCTGGTCTAGGCGTTAAGGTCACGGCTAAAAGTTGGGCATCACCTATTTT